CCTTTTTACCTCTCAGTCTTCCAGACTGTACCCATTGACCATAGTCATTCATTGTTATTTGTATAATTTCAGTGTTATTACCAGGAACAACACTTACTTTTACACTATTATATAATGAACCTGTTGCGATCTTATTTGATATACCTTGTTTCTTAGCAAATCCAAAGGGGTAGCGTTTTTCAGCTAACGCCTCTTTGAATTTGTTTTCAATAATCGGTGCAATCGCATTTAAGTCCATATTATCTAGCTTGTGTTACTGTTGCTATTACTGATGGTATTGCTGGGATATTTCCACTAGCTGCTTCTGCTAATACGGTTGCGTTACCATTTGTAAACTGATAACCCAATTCATAGTAGTCATTTGCTGAAGCATCATCTAGTATATTAACCGTCATTACCTGTGCAGTATTATTTGCTAGTGTAACTTTTGTTGCACTATCACCTATATTTGTTCCATTCTTTTTAAACCATACATAAGCACTGTCAGCACCAGCAGATGTTTCAATCTGTGCTGAGAATTGTACATTATATGTACCACCATTTGCAACAGTTAATCTTGAACCACTTACCAATGACACACCAGCTATACTTCCTGAAGCATCAAAGTTTAATGATCCACTTACACCAGCACTTCCGCTTTGGGTTGTGTTAGACCAAAACTGTCCGGCATTAAACATCTTGTGACCATACATTGTAAGATCACCAGCGTTTGCTATTGTAACAGAACCGCTAACACCCAATGAACCAGTAATATTTGTATTACCGATTATTGTTGATGATCCGGTTACGTTTAATGCACCAGTTATATTTGTATTGAAACCTTTAATATCTAATGCATATGCTGCAGAAGAAGATATATTCATTCCACCAGTCACATTCATTACATTAGTGCCAGCACCAATTACATTTAATGAACTTGATACAAATACTGCTGAACCAGAGTCAATCCAAAAAGTTGTTCTTCTTTGTGTATTTGATAGACCAGAACCAACAGCAAACACAATGTCCTGTGCTAATGCTAAACTACCAGTATCATTAAATCTACCAAAGAATGCTGATCCACCATTTGTACCAGCATTATGTGAAGCTGAAACGTGTAGGTTATTACCATATGCTATAGTTGAAATTAAGTTAGCATTAGATGATGAAACAGCTGATGATGATACGTTAATACTAACACCACCAAGTAAGTTATTTGTAATATTTCTAGTTACGTTACTTGATTGTGAACCAGAAGCAAATATTGTATGTGATGAACCTAAAAATGCGTTACCTCCAACAGTAAGTGTATTATTAGTTATTGATGAGCTTACAGCATTATTAATGGTTACTTGTGCATTACTAATATTAGTAGCATAAACAATTGAACTACTAAGATGATTTAATATGATTGTATTTCCATTAATTAAGTTTCCTGAAGTTACTGCTGCTGTATTAGTTACAAAAGCTTGTGTTGATGATATAGCACCACCATTTAATAAGTTTACACCAACAGCGGCAGAACCACTATTGTGAACTAAATTTATTTGACCACCATATATTGTATTTTGTTGAATGGTTGGTGCAGCTAAAGAACTAGATGTAAAGCTTAATCCGATTGAAGAACCAAAACCAAGTACATTACCTGAAGTTTTTGCTGGTAACAATGAACCAGTAGACATAAAGATACCAGCATTATTACCATTAATCCAGTTATGTGAACCACTTATATAACCACTATGTCCAGCCCAAGCAGCTAAGAATAATGATGGCCTAATTTGTGGCATTGATACAATGTTGTTACTACCAGTTATTCTTAATGAACCTGTGTAGTTTGCTTGTGATGCACCAGCACCACCTGGATTTGGATTATCACCCCAACCTAATATAATATTTGATTGACCACCTAATGAACTTGTTAAGTAGTTGTCAATATTGATTGTTGTATTATTAGAAATAGTTGATAAACTTCCACTTCTAATATTTAAACTACCTGTTATATTAACCAATGGTCTCAAATTAATTGAACCATTATTGTTTATAAAATTAATAGTTTTACCAGTACCATTTGTTGTAAATCCTAAATCACCATTAGTTGTGAAGTTGATTGAACCTGAACCTACACCACCTGGTGCGTTTTCAAAATTCATATTACCATTAGATTGCAAATATGTATTGATACCATTTAAGAAAACAGTTGGTTGTGAATTACCACCAAACTCGTTTGTTTGGAAATATATACTTTGTGCTTGTGCGCCAGAACCACTATTAATTGTTAAACCAATATTGAATGGATCTATAACATTAATTGTTTCCTGTCCAAAAAATACGTTTGAACCAGTAGTTGCAAAAACACCAGAACCTGTACCATTTAATAATCCAGCATTCTCAGCATATGTTGAATGTGATGAACTAACAGCATTCTGAGCCTGAGATGCTGATACAGCGTTCTGTGCTTGACTAGCACTCAACGCATTTGATGCATAAGATGCTGTACCTTGTAAGTTACCAAAGAAACCAGCAGATGCTGTAGTTGCTCCAGTAACATTTAAATTACCTAATGGTACATTAACTGTACCGTTTAATGTTTGAACATCACTAGCTTCATCACCTAAGATATTAGATCCTGATGTGAAGATTACAGATGATGTTTGATATATTGTTTGTAAATAAGTTATTGATGCAGAAAGTGCTGTGATTGAACCAGTTACATTTAATGATCCAGAGATTGTCTGTGAACCATTGAATGTATTAGATCCAGTTGTAGCGAATACAGCTGATCCAGTTCCTTCTAATGTGTCAGCGGAGATTGCTGATATTGCACTATTAGCTACATCACTATCTTGTGCAAATGATGCGGATAAAGCAGTTGATGCATATGATGCACTATTTGCGTTAGATGCGAATGAAGCAGTACCTTGTACATTACCAATATAACCATCAGTAGCTTTAATTGCACCAGTAACTTCAAATAAGCTACCAGTTAATTGGAATGATGCTGATGATGCTTGATTTGAAAAATCACCTCTAATTGATTGTTCTGTAACATAAAAATTACTTTGAGGAATTGGTGATGAACCAGATAGATTACCAGCACCCAAATATACTGAATCATCTCCAATGCTTAACTGTGAGTATTCACTGTTAATTCTATCTAAATGTTGAAAAGAAATAACACCATTATAAGAACCAGTACCCTCATAGATACTTGTTACAATATATTGGCTATCCTCATATGTTGGAAGATGTCTTGAGTTTTCAATTGTTGCTAACTTCAAGTTATCTTTAAAATAATCTAATTCTAAAGATGTTGCTCCGGTAATTTGGTTAAGATTATTAACCCAATAGTTTGTTTTAAAATGTGAACCAGTATGATAAGAAATGGTATCACCAGAATATCTTGTCTGGCTAACATATTGCGTACCACCACCTACAATTGTAAAACCAGGGGCACCTTGATAACCTAAACCTTCTTGTGATGAGAATACAACATCATTTAATAATTGTACTGTACCACTTGGTGGTGCAGCAATCGTTGTATCTGTTCCTGGTAAATCCAAAGATAATACCTGATGATCATCTAGATATATTGAACCAGATCCAACATATAGATGTCTAAATGGTTTAGTCGGTGAACCAAGATCAATTGAGTTAGATACAGCTGGAATAATTGAGCTTACCAATGATCCAGTTAATGATATGCTACCACTAAGTTCAACAGATGTGGTTGAAACTTTAATAGGTACACTTGTACCATAACCATCTGTTAATGGTTTTAATGTTGATGTAATATAATCACCAGAACCAGTACCGACATTTAAAACTGATTGATAAGAGGCGCTTATATATTGATTACCTAAATTTGACATATTAATGTGTTGGTTTTATTGAAATTATGCTATCACCATATTGAGCTTCTAAATTTTCTATTAGTTCTTTTGTTAACTTAACATTCTCCAATAAGGTTGGTTTGTTTTCTGAGCCGTTGGCCCAAATTATTTTGTAATTCATATTATTTTATATTTTTTTCCATTTCTTATTTATTTCATTCCAAAGTTCCGCTAACTCATACCACTTTTTATTACCAGCAAATGGTTGCTCAGGTAATGTACATCTGTTATAATCGTGTGGTTGAGTCAATGTAATGTTCATTGTCCAACCAGCTAAAATGTCATCAAACCTTTCTAAGAAAGGTTCTACTGATGCATTCCATTGGGATTGATACTCAGATAAATATAGCTTAGTGAACAAATCCTTACATATTTCTAAAGTATCATTCATTAAATCTCTTTGATTAGAATAATCTTCATTCAATCTATCTGCTACAATTATTTGAAAGTTATATGTTAATTGGTTTTGGTCTAATATGGTATCCTGTGGTATAGCATATACTTTAGGATATACTGGTGATAGTTTTGTGTTTAAGTCTACAGTTAATTCTGTTAGATCACCATATCCGTATGAATTAACCTGTGGATGATTATTAGCTAGGTTCTGTATATCACCTAGTAGTTGCTTATAGTTAACATAAAATATCTCTTGTGGTGTTGGAAGTGTAGCACCAGATGTAAACGGAAGAACACATTGATTATAATCAAACGGTTGTTCAATCTGTATATTAAGTGTCCATCCAGCTACAATATCTTCAAATCTTTCTAAGAATGGTGTAACATTTGGCCCCCATAATGGTGTGTAATCCACAGAAAATCCACCATATTGTTGGGCATATGATTGATATAGGACAGTAAAAAAGTCTTTCGCTATCTCTAACGTATCACTCATTATATCCTCAAGATTATCCGTCTTTTCATTAACTCTGTCCATTATAATAACGGAAAAGTTATACAATAGTCTGTTCTGTGCTAAATTCACAGTGCTTGGGACTACATATGCTTTTGGATATACAGGGCTTAATTTGGTCTCAACATCTGCAGTTATTTGTGTAATATCACCAAAACCAAATGAATTTATTTGGGGATGGTAGTATGATATACCGCTAAGATCTTGAATTATTGTTTTATAATTAACTAGCATCTATAATATAAATATAAAAAATCCATTATTTATTCTGTCTTTGAGCTTCTTTTTGTAAACGATTTTGCTCTTTGTCATAGTCAATCAGAAAGGCTGTTTGATTTAAAACCTCCATTACTGTTTTGTTGTAGACATATTCGTGTTTTGTAAAATCGTTTCCAGCAATTTTGTTGACGATAACGTACCATCCGTAGATTTTTTGGAACGTCTTATTGCTGCCCATATCCATTTTCTCAGATTCCAAACCATTTTGATCTTCATCCATATCGATAGATTCTGCATCGAAGATAGATGGGAATAACTTAAATATCTGCTTACGAACTTGATAAAAAAAAACTGTGCGCCTAAAACGTACTTGATGTCTAGCTTCTTTTTAAATAGTTCTGCTCGTATCTTCATTGTATCTACATTATACTTTTCAATTGTATAATCGTGTTCAGATCGTTCTTCTAGAATTGGTCTGTACATAATTGCAGCTAATATGTGCATTAGATCCAATAACTCTTCTGGTTTCTTCGTTGATATTGTATCTAGGTCAACAAATTCTGCAAACGTTAGATCCTTCCAGTTAGGAAAGAAACCATACTTAACACCATCCAATTCAAATCTATCTATAAATTGTGGTTTTTCTAATGGTAATGATCCCATAATTTCTGCAGCCAATAGATAGACCTCTTCATAATCTGTGTCTAATAAATCTTGTAAGGGTGCATCACAAACAATACTTACAACCTTTGCTGCAAAGTATTCATCTTTAAATAAGTCTTTTACCTTATATATTTTAACATAGTTTTCTATGTTTATAAATTCCGGTACTTTGTATTCAATATCTTCAATCTTAAATTTAAGCATATATATGTATATATTATTTATAATGTGGCCAAAGCATAACGTCCTGTAGCTTTTGTGCTCTTTATTTCTGGTAACATACGCATCATAAATGCGTCAGATAAGTCAGGTGACTTACCTAATATCTTTTTCATATCTTCTTTTGACTGTACACCAACCTTATTATCTTTATCCACATCCTTTAATTTAATGGCTAATAGTTCCTGAGTCAACTCATCAATGCTAGATGGGTCTAAAATATTAATTGATATTTTTCCTTCTTTAAATAACTCAGATAGTTTTACATAACATTGTGATTTAAGGTTTGTAAAATTCTGGTTATGTAACGCTTTTGCATTGTTAACAAAATTGGTTGCTCTAAGAATATCAGCCGTACCTCCGCCGACACCATCAGAATCCACAATGATGTTTGATGGATGCACCCCGTATTTCGCTATTAGCTCTTGAATTTCGGACGATAATTCAACGGTTGATAGTTTGGTATAGATCTTCATATCTATCGCCACCAGACCGCTCCAAACGATCGCTACGGACCTATCTGATCCAAACCTAGCTACGTCTAATGAGATATACTTCTTATCTTGTGGTTGAGGTGTAAATTTAAACACTGATTCTGTAATTGAATCAAATTCAAATAAACTATCTAAATCTGTCTCATAATTCCAATCACCTTCTAGCAGACGTTTACGTTGAGCTGGTGGTAATTCTTTTAGCATCTGTATATATGATGCTGGTAAATGTGGGTTGTCAAGTGGTAGTGCTGGTATAAATGCTTTGTTTTCATCCAATGTTTCTTGTACATAAGGTATAAAGAATAGTTTCTTTAACCAAGTTTGTCCAGGGTTGGATGTTAATAACATCTTAGGAATTAGATTATATTGTGTTAATTTATAACGAATCCTAGATTTTAAGATATTATAAGCTAGTTGAGGTACTTGTGTGGCCTCATCAATATATACGGCAGTTACTTCAATACCACCAAGGCTATCGTAATTTGGATCGCTAGGATTAAATGCTAAATCTTTTAGTATTATCTCTGACTTATTATAGAAAGTAATAATATTAGATTGACCATTGTATGTATAATGCTCACCAGATTTTAATCCCATTCTTTGTAATACTTCAAATAAAGTATTAAGTGTGGTCATCTTAAGTTGTTGCAATACCGTTCTTCCAATCAATGTTCTGATACCAGGATATTGAATGCAGATGGTTGCAATCCATAATGTACCGATAAATGACTTACCGCCACCGGCTGATCCACCAAAACATATCTCAGTTGTGCTATTGTCCATCAATAGTTTCCAAGCTTGAGATTGCTTCTTAGTTAAATTAATATCTATATCCATAGTCAAAAACGAAACGTTGCACAGTCAATGAGCAAAAAAATTATTCTGTTATGTTAATGTTAATCGCGATCGGTTGGCCATTACTGGTTACATCCACCTTCTTAACCTCCAGTTGATGTATCTTAGCAATATCAGCCAGAGTTTCGCGCTCAACTCGTTTATTATTATCTTCACGAGCCCTCTTAAGTAAATCATATAATTGATTTAAATGGTTTTCTAGAATCTCTTCATTATTCTGTTGGAACCTTTCTTTTAATCTGGTTCTAGCCTCTTTCCATAAGTTCTCGGCTTGTCTGGGTGTTATGTTAAATTCTCTAGCAGCTTTGGTTCTAAACTCATTCCAAGATAAATGCTCGTATAGCATCATCTCAAATACTCTGTTCATCCTTTCTTCTGCTTGTAGTTCGTTAACTTGATTTTCCTTCGGCATTTGTTATATAATTATGAAACCTTTTGGCTTGATAGCTTCCACAGCCACCACATCCAAAGTTAAATGGTTCACCAAATAATGCTTGATAAACCTTATTGATTGATTCGTGTTTCCCTGGTTTAACACCTCCATAACTTGTTAGATCATCATATGCTTGTTTAATCTCTTCCCAAGTTGGTTGACCACCATTCCACTCAGTTATTTCTTGACTGTGTAGTTCTTCTGGTGATTGTGCTACTTTCTTCTTTTTACAGCTGGTACATCCCATATATATGTATATATTATTTATTTGTTGTTATAGACTTTTTATGTGCATATAAAACACCCTGGTATTCAATATCTAAGTGTGGGAACTTGTAAAACTCTATCTCGTATCCATTGTCCTCTAATAAACGCTCACAAGATACCAGACAAGGTAGGTTATGATACTCTATACCAATGTGTCTTATACCAGATAAATATTGTGGGTCTAAGCCATTTAAATACAACTCACCACCTTCTATGTCCATCTTTAGTACATCAGGTTTGTAATATCCTAAATATAATTGGAACTTTTCAATTCTATCAATATAATCCTGGTGTATTACAAAGTTCTTTATATTGAAGTTTGTTTTAAACCATTCGTAGCTTTGTGCTGATGGATCTACACCAGCTACAAACTTAGCTTTGTTCTGTATCCAGTACATTGGTGTTGGTGTATGTTCTGAGTTTATTCCGCAACCTAAATCTAAAATTGTTTGACCATCTATTGGTAGAAACCTCCAATGGTCGCTTGGTGCTTCTGTGTGTATCTCTCCGGCTATCTTTCTTAATTTCATAAATCTTTTAATCTTTTATTTACGTCTTCCTTTATTTTGCTTTTAGCTTGTCTTATATAAGTCTGCACAGATGTTAAAGGTATCTCCATTTCTCTTGATACTTTATTCATTGAACCTAATATCAAATAGGCATCCATTAACGCCTTATGGAAAAAGTTTAACTCTGTGTAGCTTACCTCTAATATAGAAAAAATTAATTCTTTTTCAAATTGTTGTTGGTCTTCTTCTATTTCTAGTATGGGTGTTAGATCCGTATATTTAGATATTTCTCTGCGGATCTTGTAGTAGAATGGTGAGGTTTTGCTGTTCCAATTGATGCGGATGATGGCTACAATATAATATCTAATTGAATCATCATCATATGTCTTTAGAACCACATCGTCTTTTTCTAATATCTGTAAGATAACCTCGTGTAATAAGTCCTGGTGTAGATCGTGGTTGTTTGTTAATTTCTTAGCTATTTTAAGCAGTTGGTAATAGTTTCTGGTTATATAGCTCTCAATCTTTTTTTTCATTTATTAGTTTTCTAATATCCACGAGCACTTGGCACATCTCATAATTTTCTTCTTCCTCGTTTGTTATTAATGATGATTGAATAATTAAATCCACAACCGCATCTCTATTCATCCCAACGTGTGTTGATCTATCTACCATCAAATATATTTTGTTCGCTATGTATTCACATAGCTCTTCCTTATCCTCTCTCTTAAGGTCAAAATAGTCTTTCGGAATATCTATTTCATCAATTTTGACTTGTGCTTTTCTACCCATCGCCATACTGTTCCGTTTGCTTGACCTGTTAGTTTTGCTATTTGCTTATTAGAATAACCTTCTAAATGCAAATTTACAACTTCATCCTTTTCTTCTTGGGTTATCTCAGATCTTTTTCTTTTGGTATGTGGTTTACGCTTCGTAAATTTTCTACTTGGTCTACCATAACTATCTAATAATGGGAAGTTACCGTCTTTGTCTTTCCAAGGTAATTTATACCAAACACCATTCTCTTCGTTGAAAGTATAACCCATTACTTTCATAATTTCAAATGTTTGTTCTTTCTGATAAATATCCACATATGTGTTTGGATTGTTCCATACCTTAGCACTACCACCATTTTCGCTTAAGTATTTCTGTCTTTCTCTGCGATCCATTTCAAGTTCACAAGCCTTACATCTAATCTTTAAGCGTTTATAAAATTCTGTATTTGGTAACCATTGTTCACAGTCCTGACAATACTGATAATCATCTGGTGGTATAAATTCAATTGGTTCTTCTATCACAGGTTGAGATATTTGTGGTTTAAGCCTTTGTTTATATTCAGCTTTTTGTTTAGCTATACATTCGTTACAGATCTTTCTGGTCCTATACTTCTTCTGTGTTGAATGGTAGTAAGTATAAAACTGCTTATCGTCTTTTTCTAAATCACATTTATTGCAACGACGCATAATAATAAATATCTGGTTTAAAAGCAAAAGTCCAGCTAGGTGATGGAGCAAAAACCTTGGCTGGACTTAAGTTGTATTTATAGTTAATATGTACTAATAAATATAAGAACTTTTTTCTAAAAAACAAAATATATAAGAATTTTTTTTTCTGAATTTGGCACAATAAAACTTCCACATTTGGCACAAAACTACAAGACCCCTAACATCCCGTCAGAGGTCTTGTCCGCTACCTTCTGGGAAGATCACGGCGTTGGTTTACAGAAATTCTAGATCAATACTAATATACACAAAATATTTAAGATAACAAAATATTTGTTAAGTTTTTTGCATCTTTTATATCCAAATATGTTACAGTCTTTATAACATTTGGGAATGCCCTATAATACCAAGTTGATCCTGGCAGTTCTCTTTGTTCCCATACTAAGTCTTTTAACTTCTTCAAATTCCAAGACCATATACCTTCCGGTGTTGAGACAACAAACCTTACCCTTTTAGAACGCATTAGAGCGTCATATTTGGGCTTATCCATCAAAAGGGTATCGTAGTGTCGTCCACGACATTTAAACTCAAATATAACGTCCGTAGACGGACTGTAACCATCTTTCCTATTAAACTCACTTGTGTCTTGAAGATCTGGTATTAATTTAGTTTTAAGTAGTTTTATTAGTTCTGCTTCTTTGAGATTGGTTAAAAAAGTTTTTCTGTCTTTCATATTTCCATAGTTATAGTCTTTTTGTTATTCTTCTTAAGAAGTTCTGGGAAATATACTTTTGTAAAAAAGTTGAGGATGTATTTGTCACTAGAGTCTAATACTTTTTCTTCAAGTAATAGTAGCGAAGCTACATAGTCTTTCTGTTGAGAATTTGTTAGTTCTTGAAACTGTTTTACACCAATACTTCCATCCCGAAAGTACATTGGTTTTCTTTCTTGTTGTTTGTTCTCCATTTTAGTTTGTTTTTTTATTTTTATTATTATAATTTTTTAAACATCCTTTCCACCATCCTTTGAGGTACTTCAACCTTTCAGGACAATTTGTTTTCATACCCTGTTGGATATAACTTTTGTAACAACCTAATATCCAAACTTCATCCTGGCTAAGTTGGGGATGTATACACTGACTTTGTTCTTGTAAAAGTTTTTTAAATGTTTTCTTACTACTCATATACTACTGCCTTTTAGTACTAAATATATATGTTTTTTTCTTCTTTTCCAAAACTCTTGTTTAGAATGTTTAGGGATGGTGTAGACACACTTCTTCCTCCTAAGGTTTTTACACCAGTTATCCACACAGCCTTCAACTTTTTACAGACCAGTCTATGTTAAACGTGTGAACCTCAACAATTGCCCCATATCTGTATTATGGAAGAAAACCTTTTTTGTAGATGGTACGCCTGAACCGTTATGTTTAGATGTTATTTCAATCCTACAGTCTACTGCCACCATTCAGATCCCTACTCTCAACTCGTGTTGCTTACCCTTGGGACGAGAACCTTCCTTTTCCTGTCAGAAGGTCTACAAAAATAAATATACACTTTTTTAGCAAAAGTTCCAAATCCCAAAAAATTTATGGTCAAATTTTTTTATTTCGGAAAAATTATATATATTTGATTATAATAAAAAATAGTTATATGGTACAGACAAAAAAGATTCAAAAATGTGCATTCACAAAGTCTTGGAATGCGCCAGATGGTAACACAATTTATTACCACGAAGTTCTCTTCAACGGAGACGAGCAACCTTATGTTTATGGTTCAAAGTCCAAAGAACCAGACTTTCTTCAAGCCGGTGAAGAACTATCTTTCACCATCAAAGATGCTTTGAAGAGAACAATTACTAGAGTACAAACTCAGGAACAACTACAGACAAAAACAACTACGTCGTATGATGGTGGGGTTGGTGCTATGGTTGGTAACGCTATCACCAACGCTTGTAACTTGGTGGTTGCTGGAAAAGCAAATCTAGAAGAGATTGAAGTGATCGCAGAAGAGATTTGTAGAATTTCCAATAGCCTCAAGCTAAAGTTTTCCAATAAATAAAAGTTCATATTGTTTTTTTGCTAAACCGGGAAGAGTGGTGTACTTCCTGGTTTTTTTTTGTTATATTTATTGTAAGCCGGTTGGATGTTTAGGTTCCACTAATTTATTTGATTACTACTGCCATTGTATCATTTTTTTTCCAACCGGTGTTTTTTTTCCTTCAAATTTTTTTCTTTCAAAAGTTTTGCCTATATTAGCATTATAAACAAATATTTATAGTTATGAGCAAAACAACAGAATGGTTCTTAGAACTACAAGAGAATGGACTGGTAAGCATTTACCAAACCGTGGTTGAAGATATTGATCACGAAGAAGTTACAGAAGAAGTATTAACCCTTAAAACAGCTGAAGATGTTAATTGAGTTTGAAACAACACAGAAAGTCCTTTATTCATTTAGCCTAGATGAAAGCGAAACATCAAAGTTTTTACATTGGCAACTAAATGAAATTAGCCCAAGCGAAAAAGATATTCTAAGATATTTAGAAAGTAGGGACTTACCTCGTCAAAACACATATTTCTCTTTAGAGATACAAAATATGATTAGTGACGAAGATGATATTTAATTTTTTTTTTCTAATAATGGTAAATACGGCTGGCGTTTCTACGCTGGCCTTTTTTATTGATAATCAATTAGTTACGTTTTTTATAAAAAAAAATTTGGTGATATCACAAAAGTTTTCTTAACTTTGTGGGACAAATTTAAAAACAATATGAAAAAGAAAACACAGTTATTCTCAGACGAATTGATGGGTTACATCAAAGAAGGCGAAAAGCAAAAGACACGTTTATTTGAAATTGCTGATGAGATTGTCAGTTATACATCCAAAGACAATTTCCCACATTTCTATATTCAGTCAAGTCCTGGTATGGCTAAGTCATATACCTTAAAGAATAAGTTTGACAAACATAATAAAAATGTTACCATTATTGGTGCCGGTGTTACAATGGCACAGTTTGGTATTATGTTAGCTTTAATAGTTAAAGACCTAAAACCAAAGGACACTCATTACATTTATTTTGACGACTGCGAAAGTTTGCTTTATAAGCCGGACGATCTTAATATGTTTAAAAACTTATTGAGAGATGAAAGATGCTATTCATATATGAAGAATATGAATAATCTTCTTAACAATACCGATGATGCCGGTAGAAGAGCCATTGAACACTTTACACAAAAGGGTGGTGGTTTTAAAGTACCTACAGATAATATAGTATTTGTTATGGCTTCAAACATTAAGCTACCTTCTTCTGATGAAGTTAGAACGTCTAGAGATAGTCACTTGTCAGCAATAGCAGATAGATTTAATGTAAGAGATTTTACAATGCCACCAACAACACAATGGGGTTATATCACAACAATGATTTTAAATTCACCATATATTCCTAAAGGTGTTCCTATGTCAATTAGAGTTGAGGCTTGTCAATTCTTTTATGATAACTGGTCTGATTTGAAACGCAGAACAATTAGACAAGTAGAACAGATGCTTGAGACATATGTTAAAAACCCAAAGAACTATAAAACTAAGTGGGAACAAGAATTTAAAAAATAATTCTTATGAACGGTAAAGTTTATCAGTACGATTTAGATGGTAACTTTGTTAAAGAGTATGCTAATGCAGCCTCTGCAGCACATATAATAAAAACAGATAAGTCTACCTTGTGTGCTTGTTTAAAAGGTAAAACAAAAACACATTGTGATTCTTATTGGTCACATAAAATGTATATTAAGTTACCAAAAACTCTAATGCTTAGATATTCTAAGATCTATCAGTATGATGATCAAATGAATTTGATTAATATCTTTGATAGAGTAGAACATACCTCAAGGTTTGGTTTTGACGAATCTTCTGTTGTCAAATGTTTAAAAGGTAAACTAAAGACACACAGAGGTTATATTTGGAAATTAAAAGATTAAGTCATGGCATATTCAAAAGGCAAAATATATAAATACGATTTAACTGGTAATTTTATTACTGAGTATGAAAGTGCAGAGGCTGCTGCTTATATTGATAAAATAGCATCATCGTTTTTACTTGAACATTTAAAAGGTAGGTGGTCTTATTGTCATAATTATATTTATACTTACAAGTATTATATTAAGTTACCAGCAGAATTATTAGAGCATAAGACTAAGAGAATATACAAAAGATACGAAATACATCAATATGATTTGAATGGTAATCATATTGCATCTTATAAAGATAAAGACGAAGCAGCCAATGCAACCGGATTAAAAGCTAGATATATACGAGATTGTGCCGCTGGTAATTTAAAAACTAAAACTTACCGCGGATTTTTATGGTCATATGAAAAAAAGAAAACTATACCTAAATTTGAAAAAATTAAAAAATATAAAAAAATTGATCAATATACAAAAGATGGTAAATTTATAAAAACATTTAATTCATTAAAAGAAGCGGCAAATAGTTTAAATATATCTCCAACAGCAATTTCAAACTGTGCTAGAGGACAAAAGAAAACACCGACCGCTGGAGGATATATTTGGAAGCATAAAAAAGAAAACCCCAACCATTAATTTGGAAGGGGTTTTTTATAAACAATAAAAGAACTTATTCACCTCTCCACTTAGAATAGCAAATAGCTAGTGCTTGATCTTGATCATATTCACCACCAATGTCTCTCATACATCTACTAATGAAACCTTGTTCATCTTCTGATCCTTCTGGTGATGGTACAGGAAAACCTTGTTTGACTTTCTTAGCTTCCATAGGCACACAATTGGGAACTTCCTTACCATCTAGTATTTTTGTTCCTATTGGTTCGTAACCTTCCCAACACGGATTATCCATTTCACCTTCTTCAAAGTTTTTCTTTTTGCAGCCACAACCTTTTTTCTGAGATAGGTTTTCAACTCTAAACTTGTGGATTATTTGATGCTTTTCCATATTATATTAATTTTTTATATTCGCGATATGTTATATGTTTGTTATGTAAGTAGTACTCATCAAATGTTTTATTTATCCAATTGGCAAAATCAATATTTGTAATACCGTATTTTTCAGAAGCTGTTTCTTTAAACATTCTATTATGGTAATCACCTTTTTTTGTATAATGTAATTCTTCTGGTTTAGGTTCTGGTAATCTCTCGTTGTCTATTTTCATAATCCATTCTTTCTTTTTAGATTTTTATTTTCGGTCATTAAGCTTTCAACCTTTTTTTCTAGGTCTTGTATCTTTACGTTTAATTCGTGTATTTCAGCCTTTAGATCATCTATAATATTTTTATATAGATTAACAGATAGCTCAAGATTGCGCAAAACTTGGTTATCTGTTTCTGCATCGCTACGTCTTTTACCTACAAAAAAACCAGCAACAGCTGTTAATGCATTTGATATAATTAATAATAATTCGTTATTCATATTATAAGCAGTCTGGACAGTTTTTATAGTTTTGTTCTAATTCAGAATACACTGGCATACTTCTAGCAATTCTTTCCATTGACCATCCTTTTCTTGATGTATGGTTAAGAACAATCGGGTTATTATATTTTGCCATACGATCTGGGATCATACCATCTTGTGTTGATGCTTGTTCATACTGAGGATATTTACCCTGGCCATTACCAGTTATAAGATAATCTTGTAAACGCATCTTATAAAAATCTGCTCTCTGTTTTTGGATAGTACGTAGATACTTCATTGTTTCAATATCAACACTTCTAGCATTTTCAGCATCACCCTCTACAATGCCTCTATTCATTACGCGATAATGTAAAAACGGTATGGATGTAAAATATGCAACCTGGATTAGAAATGGTTGAATATAATCATTAACCAATGTTAATTCATCATTATTCAATGTATTACCAGTTGATGATATTTGTGATAATAAATGATTATAAAAAAGTGTTCCAAGTAAAGGTTGTAACTCTACATCTTGTGCCACTTGAATTTCAGATCTTAATGTGTCCATTGGGACGTTGGCATTAATGCTGGTAAATTGTTTTAGCTTTGTTTCACTGACTAGTAGTACGCCGGCCATATTATTTTAATTAGTTTTAATTTATTCTTCTTCGCCAAGCCAAATGTTCATATCTTCTTCTGCTAAACCGTAGCCACTTTTTAACATTTGTTTTGCCATTTCTCTGGTTATTTTACCTTTATTATATTCTCTCACTATTCTCATAAGTGCTTGATATTCGCGGCCTTTCATACCTTTGATATTCTCATTTACAGCAGCAGCTTCTACTGGAACCTCTGGTGCATTTACAACAGATGGTTCTTCAACAACATCACCAACTTCAAATATGGTTAATGGCTTAATTTCAAACGTTGTAGGCTTCTGAAACTTCATTGATACCAACTTATCAAACACACCCAATAACTGCTTCTGATAAGGCTCTATTACAGTCTTACGCACATAATAGATATGTGTAGCAATTTCGTCTTTGCTACCTAACTTACCAGCTGTAGAAATACCGAATAATTCTCCGGTTGAAATTCTATGTGCTGATAATATAGATTGTTGAATGTCGTTATAGATTGCAGCATAATATCCATCATTTGCTGATGGTGATATTTGCGTAATTTCTGGTGCCAATTCTTTGCTCTCGTTGAAAGAGATGATCGGTCTACCAGCGTTGTTAACGCTTGAATATTGCTCTTCTAAAGCTCTTGTAATAATCTTTTGCTCTTCCTCACCTGGTATTCCATTGTTCATAGATATGAAAAGGCTTGGCAACATTCCGTTCTTAAGATTGTTCTGATGAAACTCTTTAATGTTTACATCAATCTCAATAGCAGCCAAACCACCAGAATAATCTGGCTGAGGGTAATAACTATTACTTGGAACATATTGTTTGTAATAATAGATTTGAGATGCTTCACCATCTTCTTGATTAAATGCATCATATTCTTGAGGTGCATATTTTCTTGTATTCGTCCAATCAGGTGAATAATAGTATTTTTTAATTTCGTCATTGTCGTCTAGTTTTCCACATCTAACACGGCTAAAGTCTAAGTGGTATATTTCAGCTATACTTTGTCTGTCTCTAGACCAAATAACATTAAGTGCATAACCACCGAATAATACAAGATCAAGAGCACACTTCTTCATTACCTCAGCAACATTCTCTTTCCCGTTTATTAGGTTTATTGTAGCCATTGGGTTGTTTAATGATACTATTCCGTCACCCATAATCTGTTCTACCTTTGATGTAACAATAGCTTTGTGTATGGCACAGTTGTTATATCTTGAAATAAGATACTGTGGCATTTGATTGTTTTCACCATAATAAACCCAAGGGCTTCTATTGAATATTTCTGAGAATATCGGAAGCATAGGTTCCTGTGTGAAACTAATTTTATTTAATTGATATTTTTGTTTTTCACTCATAATTAATCGTCTATGTAAATGTAGTTTTCGTTATTTTCATTTGGTGACGCGTATTCAACAAATGTTGCATCTTCTGTTGTACCATTTAATCTAGCTAGATTTGTATATACAAGTGTTGTCCCATTACCATAAATTTGAAGCATATAATCACCTTCATAATTTAAGTCTTGTCCTGGTTGTTGTAAATTCAATTCTATTGTACAGTATCTGTCATTCTCAGAATATTCAGCAGATGATACTGAAACGTTATAAGATTTAACTTCTTGTGACAGAACGTGTGTAAATGTTAATGTATATCCGGTAAACGAAGCTCTTGAATTGTTGTTAATATTTAACACCAACTCATTATGCTGGTCTTTATTTAGTATAATCATAACTTAACCCTATATAGATAAATATAAAAAAATTGATTTTGAAACTGAATTAATAAAAAAAAGGGCGTAATAACGCCCTCTTTTCGAAAGAATAGATATTGAGATTCACAACCTACGTTGTTACTTATCCGATTACGGCACCCGATACTAAAGCATCTAAGCCAGCATCAGTTGAACAAGCAATTACTCTAGCCGGAACGGGTTCCTGACCTGTAAACGTAATGTTCATACCATTTCTATCACCTAGTGCTAGACCAGATGTTGCTGCACCACCAGATACATACATACCTCTTACTTGACCACACATATAGTAAACATTGTTTTGATCAACCGCGATGATTTGTAAATTATCTTTTTGTGCTAAGCTTTCTAAAATTAGTCTCTTGTCAGCATCATACTTAAACAATACAGCTTCCAATACTTGTTCAAAGAATACAGTACCATTCTCAAAGCTCTTTTGGATATTTTGAGTAAGAGATGAAGTTCCGCGCTTCAAATTGAATTTGTATAAAGTTGTACCAGACGTACCAGTAATACCAGTGATTTGATCATCACCATCATATGTGTAACCAGTTAAACCACCAGTAGTAGTTCCTGATCCACCAGCGATGAAAATAGCTTGTATACCACCAATACTGTCTGAACATTCGTTTAAAGAGATACCTTGTGAAATATAGCAACTCATAATTTATGTATATTATTTTTTTTCGTTTATTTTAAATTTGTGGGGCCTTTCACCCCACAGGTTTTTTATCTAGATGAATAGATTATGCTACGTTGTTTGTTGCAAAATAGTTGGTTCCAGAGAACACAGCGATTTGAGCACCGTAGTTGAAATTAGCTCTCAATCTTACAGCATCAAAATCTTTGCTATACCACATATCTAATTTTTGGTGATCTGAAACGAGGTCAAATCCAACCGCCATATATTCAGCTGGTCCGATTACAACTTTACCACTTCCAGATAAACCTAGAGTTGGAACAACTTTTACGTTACTATTTGGATGGATTGCTTCATAAGAATCTGGTCCACCGATAGCTTTTGCACCACCAATGTAGTTAACGAAGAAGTTAGCTCTTGTTAACGCTTGTACATACAATCTGAAGTTAGCATAAGACATAAACACAATTAAGTCTTCACGAGCTTGTGCGTCGTCAGATAATACGTTGATTAATTTGTCAACTTCAGTGATTGGGTTACCAGATACACCATAAGCAGCTGAGCTTGAGAAAGTAGTACCACTTGAGTTAGCAACTGAAGTAGCACCTGTAACGATCAAATTGCTGAAACCGTTGAATGAATCTGTACCACCAGTTGAAGCAGTCCATAACTTAGATTCAACTCTTTGTTGGATTTGCTTAATTTTTAGGTCAGCGATCGCTTGTTCAAACGGAACATCTTCGTTAGTTTGACCTGGCTTCATCAACATTGACTGATACGTATCCCACAAGTCCTTGTAACATAATTGTTCAAAATACGTCTCGTGTTGCGTTACTAAGTTTCTTTGAGTGTAAGTTGTTGTTCCTGTTGGTGTTAATGAACAAGCGCCAGATTGGAACATCACTGATGCGTTTGAGTCTAATAGGTTAAGTGCTTGAGAGCCTTTAATGCCCAAACGTACATTAACATATTTTGGTGTCTGAGCACCTACTAATGCTTTAGAAAGTAATTGGCCACCAACTTCGTCTGTGAAGCCAGTAATACCACCTACGGCATAAGCAAATTCTTCTTTTGAATAAATTTTCATAGTTTTAATTTTTTTATTTATTTAATTTTCTTAATGCCATAATTCTGTCTGAAATTTCATCATCAGAATTAGACGTTTTATTAAAGTCTGTTTTTCCATCAGCTATTTTTTTAGCAGCTGGAGCTTTTTTGAAAGCATCAAAGTCAGCTTCAACAGCAGACATCTTATCTTCCATACTTTTCATTTTTTCAGATATTTTTTCCATCATATCTTTCAATAGGCTGTATACTTCTTCCAT